ATGACTATCTCAGGCCTTGCAGCAACCCTGAAGTGGGATGGTAACACTTCGGAAGAAGAAACTTTGTCGCAATTGAGAATATGTGTGGAGAAGCAGACGTTGGCTAATCTGTTCAGAGGATCAGACCATTTCCGGCTCCCATCATATGTGCAATTCACAAAATTTTTATTTTTTACATTCTTGACCTCTCTCGTTTTAGCAATTAATCTGCTATTCGATTATTGCACTGAATTCGGCGACCCAATGTCCAAATACAGAATGATACATACTTGTTATGTGCCATTCCCACCCCCGATACTTCCTGGAACACTACCCTTCCACGCTATAGTATTGAGTATCCCCATACTATTTGGAATCATCGAACTCGTTGCAATATATTACAATGCACATAGATTGTCAAGACGGAAAACAAAATATCTAGAAGATGCTTGCGAAATTTTGCAACATGCCCAACAGAGATTAATGGAAAAATCCAGGAAGAAAGTATCGCTAAAATTCAATCCACTAGGCCAGTGCTACACTGCTGATGAATATGATTATGTAGATTTTTATTTGCCTCACCCTCCACCTCAAATGTATAACCCTAGCAATACAGGAGAGATGCTGCATGAAGCATTAACATCAAACAAGATCAGTCTGACAGCTTCCGTGCCACCGTTTCAGACAGCATTAATTGCGGTTACTGAAACAGATAAGGCTTTTATTGGTCATTGTTTTCGGGCCGAATTTTCTGGAGAGGACGTTGTCATCATGCCTCTCCACGTTTATCATCTAGCTATTAAAAAGATTCAAACTGATCACATGGTCATGCTGAAGTCTGCCGATGGCAAGTATGTCTCGTTCACGGATGCCTTTCCAGACAAGAATATAATACTTCAGTCTCCAGTTGACACAATTGCCTTTCTATACACTGGAAGAGCATCACAATTGGGATTGAAAAAAGCTAAAATTATACCAGCAAGAACAAGAAACTATGTCATTAAAGTTCAAACTGACGTCCACACTTATAAACAGTCGTGCGGTGTTGTTGATAATTCTGATATTTCTGGTTACTACGGGTATTCTGGCAGCACAGAACCGGGATGGTGTGGAGCCCCAGCTCATGTGTTAAACACACTTGAGGTAGTTGGATTCCTATCCGGAACTAATTCAGCTTTTCTAGAGAGAGATGTCGTTAATTATTTAGTTAACTTGAAATTTCTTGAAAGAATTGTAGATACTGAAACCAACTCGACAATGTCTTTGGTTTCATCAATAATGAGCAACACATTGGGCACTCCCAAGCATGAAGCTCATTTACAATACAGTGAAGAAGGTGGTAGGACAACTACTGCCCAAATGAGACGATTAGATAAGCAACAACGTGCTGATGACGAGTATCAGGACCAAAATGACGCATCTAATGATCTAGACAGACGCGCTGGAGATGAACAAGACAGATTAGAGAACCAAAATAGAATGAACAAACAGACTAGAGTCCGGTGGGGTAATGAGAATGCCACAGGATCTTCCAATAAACAGAAGCGTGAAACGGTTGCTGTAGAATATGATAATGAAACAGTTGTTGTGCCTTTAGAAAGGCGACCAGCCAAACCACTGTCTGCTCCAGTATACAGAGTAACAACTTTAGTTAGGCCGAGACCTCCTCAGGAATATCAGCTTACGATGAAGTATTTGGAAACCTTTATGCAACGACTCAAAGATTGGAACGTTCAGACGATTTACAAATTCACCGAGGGTCCTAGACTTGAAAAAACTACCGGAAAATCACCGAAACGATGGTACCAACCAGATCTCCACACAGCAGTGGAAGCTCAGGCTGATTATAGTGATTTTGTAGATGGCTTGGGGTCCAAAACTAACAATTACTTTAACAACGTAATGCAAGGACATGACGATTTCTATGAGGATGTTGTGGGTAATAAAGCAACTGCTGAAATTACCTCACTTGACGTCATTAAGAAATATGTACAATTGTCTAAAAAGAGGAAAGCAGATATCTGGGAAGAAGAAACCTTTATGCAAAAACATGAAGGTTTAGACGATACAACCTCGGAAAACTCTGAAGACCATGCAAAACGTCAGTTAAAACAGGATGAGACCGTGAACATACAGAAACAACTCATAAAACAACAGGAAGAATTGTTGAGGCAACTTAAGTTGACAGACAAGGCACCTGTTCCGGTTGTGCCAAAGGAAAAGAAGAAAGCAGAAGTCATTCTGAAAGAGAAAGGCCCGATGCATCCTAAACAGCCCGTCACAGAATCGGAAATTGAGGAAATTAAAGAATACGCTGTGGTAGCACCTGATGCCACTTACGTAGTTCCTGAACTTACAGAAAATGAATACCAGACTGTGAAAGACAGCGTTCACAGACTCATCCAATACTTGATAACAAATTTTGAAGGATTATCGGAATCACCATCAAATCAAAAGGCCCAAGTGGACCGTGTTTCTAAGGAATACGCTCGAATGTTTGGTCCAATAGAACCAAACCCACAGGTTAAAGAAGAAGGTAATTTTGTGTCTTCCTATTATGCGTTAGCAAAAACCAAATTGAATAGTGATCTATCAAGTTTAGCAGTATATCAAAGTAGAATTAGAAAACAAAAAGCCAAAGAGATAAACACGTTGAAACAAAGCCCATATGACCCTGCCACATTAGTTGAAATAGACTATTCGGCACTTCACAAAGCCACAATTCAACATGTTAACCATCTAAGAATGGTTGCCGTCCAAGTTGATGAGCACGCTTACATGGTTACTCACTCTAAGGTCAGACCCAGTGAAGCTGAGGCTAGCGAAATAAAGAAAGTTATAAAAGACATAAACACCCAAACACAGGATATAGCACTTAAGCTAGCTCAATATAAGCATGCTTTGGTCGCCAGAAATGCCCACGAGGCGTTAACCGATGTAAGAGGATTTAATACTTTACTTAACATTTTTAATACAGCTAGAACTGAGTTCCACAATGTGTTGAAGAAAGCTGACAAGCATTATCAAAATTTGTGTGGCTCCTGCAATTTAGAACACGCTGTTAAGTTCGGTAGATGTGAAAATTGCTTGCAAGCCGAGCGAAAGATATTAGAGAGTCACAAGACTTTGACACAACCACCAATTCCTGGTATATTGAAACTCCCCGAAAAGGCTGACAACAAACGCCAGTTAGAGGAGATTGGAAAAGAACCATCCGCCAACAAACGTTCTAAAACGACAGAACTGGATACTAGCAGATTGGACGCAATAGAGGCTCAATTGAGTGCTCTATTGGCTGCAGTCAGCAAAGGACAAAATACTGTCATTTTTAAGCATGAAGGTGATGGTGATTTAAACGAGCAGGGGAGTGCGAGCCGTGGGAATCAGTTGCAGAGTCATACAGGACTAGCTTCTACCAAACAGCCTGCATCAGTTATTATGACGCAACAGCCAAATTTGAGAGAACGTACTCCCAATACCCTGACTGTTCCGATGTCGCAAAACGTACTCCCCCAATTGGAAAAATGCGACCCATTAATACAACCCAACACCGCGGTCAATTCGCCCCCTTCGAAACCAAGCAAGTCAAAGTTACGACGGAGTGCTGCGAAAAATGCAACTGCGGAGAAACTTATGATGCAACAAAGACAACTAGATGCTGCGAAAGCACTTGTTTTCGAATTGCAACACAGTGGATCCCCAAGCTTGCAGGGAAAAACATCCCAGAACGTGGTCCCTTCCAAGAATACCGTGGTCACTCCAATACTTCTACCAACTACGGTGAAAGAATAATAGACGAAGACCAGCGACAAATTGTCTTTGATAAAATGAAAACACTATATCCATCAGTCTTGTTGCCAACCAACATAGTTGAAGAAGACTGGATTGGTGTTGCCAGTGATATCAATGACATCCTAGTCGGAAATGCGCTTAATCTGAAATCCAATCCTGGATTTCCTTTCAACAGCACATATGCGACAAGTGGTCAATGGATTAACGACAACCCTCACGAGATAATAATAATCGCAACGGCACGAATTAAACGTTTGATGTCGAACAAAATAACAACAATAGATGGTTTCGAAATAGCTACTGAGGGCTATGGAGATTATGTGAGATTATTTATAAAAGATGAACTACACAGTGACAAGAAGACTCTCGAAAATCGCCCTAGATTGATAAAGAGTCCCTCACTCATTGATAAGGTCATTGCAATATATTTGTATTCTCCATTTGACAAACAACAAATTGCTCAATGGGACAGAATACCTAGCAAACCGGGCATTTCATTCGACGATGAAGGATATGTGAAAACACGAGCATATCACGACCTCATGAGAAAGAATGGACCCACTTTCGACAGTGATATGACAAATTGGGATTACTCAGTTAGTAATGCATTGTTGCAAGATGCCACGGAATTCAGAATACAAACAACAATAAACATCACAGACAACATTAAAAACTTATTTAGAAATTTTCAAAAAGTCGCAGCTAACATGGATTATGTTAATTCAGACGGATTTATAATAAAAAGAGAGGAAGGTGTTCAAGACTCTGGACGTCAAGACACATCATCCACTAATTCATTTATACGCTCATATATCTCATTTATAATAGCATATTTAAACGGCAAACTAGATTCACATTTGGTGATGGCTGGAGGAGATGACTGTGTTGAAAATTACTATTCAAACTCTATTGAAATGTACAAGAGGATGGGTCATGCCGTCAAGGAGTACCATATGGTAGATGAAACTGGAGGCTTTGAATTTTGCAGCCATTTTTATCCACTAGATAAAAACGAAAAGGTTAAATTTTTAGGAGCAGCAAAGACAATCGCAAACCTGCTTTTGGCTGACAAGGAAGATGTGGACACACCAATGTTGTTGTCTATATTGAACGAGTTGCGCTATAATCCTGAGAAGATTTTAGTAGTTGAATATCTAAAGGCAAACTACCCCTTGATTTATGACGAACTTACATCGATAGGTGGGACGATGTAAGATTATTAATCTTATCTGTTCGTGGGACCTAACACGAACAAACAACAAACAACAAACAAAAACAAGAATGAATAAAGACGAGAACAAACCTGACATTGTCGCTGAAGACAAAAAGCCGAAGAAGAAAAGAGTCAAGAAACCTGGACCTGAACCAACGAAAGAATCTGTAATAGATGCTGTCAATGCTCTCCAGGCTATAAAAGACAAAAACTCTGAAGCTAGTGCTCAATTGATTAGACGAATTTCGACGATTGAAAGATCGTTGAAATGGCTCGAAAATGATAAGACGTTGAAGGCAAACAATTTTGGAATGGTAGCTGACGCTTTTGGCGTTATGCAGCCTTGCTCGACTTTAGACGAAACAATCGAAATGATGGAAAAGGTATTAAGAGGTGACATGCTTCATCCTAAACGCTTTGGTGCATTCAATAACTCCAAGGTTATGATGACGAGATCCGCGCAAATTTACACAGTACCAGCCACTGGAACTGCTGGATTTACAGCCGGAAGAACATTAGTCCTATTTAGCCCCATCAATAGTTCATACAAAGGAATGATACTTGCATGTGTTGAAATGCCCAACTTTGCTATTCTAGCCTACATAGCGCCAGATAGAGATATTGAAGACGTTTCAGCTTTTGCAGCTGTGTTGTTCGCCAAACTCACTTTTAACGCACCAGTTGTAGCCACGAGCACCAGCTCTGTTACAACTGCAAGCATGCAAGCTGAGTATGGTCAATTCAAAGTGAATCCCATGTCTATTGTGCCAGGCAAAGCTTATGCTTCGTCTGATTACAAAAACGTTAAACCAAGGTCCTTAGGACTTGAGGATAACGTAGCATGTGTTTTTACGGCTGATATGACAGACGACCAACTAGTAAAGCGTTCCGCTTTTGACTTACCAAACTTAGCCCTTAATTATGCTCCAAATGCGAGTAATGCAGGGGCTACTTCGACAGCAATTGCTGTTAGACCCCACACCTACCAGTTGATAGCGAATGGATCAACAGCCGCACTACAGACTATACAAGGCTTTACACCTCTTGTAACTGCTGGTTTCGGTTCAACCTTCTCTATCGACACAACAGCAAACACCATCTGGAACAGTGTAAACAACATTGACTTCTTCCGGCATTTTCTTTACGGACGTGTCCGTTTAGAACTTGATTTGCACTACACTGCGATCACAAATGCGCACGCCTTGATTGTAAATTGTAATACAACTTATGATGGAGGCGCAGGCACATCTGTAACGATAACGGAGCAAAAGGTTTTGTATGGTGCTCTTGGGTTCAACACAAATGCACACTGCACCTTTGACACTAGGGGATCTTCTGAGCATGCACCTTATTCAGGCTTAGCTATCAAAAGTATCACCGTTACTTTGTCATCGTCTGCAAACACAACAACAATCACCAATTCCAATGTTAACCCCTTGTTTCTGTCCGCTGAATTCAGCGACGTGATGGCTGACACTAAGTACATTGCTGCAATAATAGTCGGTGCAGCGACTGGGTATCGTATAGCAATGGATCTTACCACACACACCGAGGTGTTGGTAGACCCTAATGCTAAAGCTGCTCAGTTCGTTGAAAACGACGAAACCTATCCCTATTCAAAAGAATTTCTACCTTTGGTGGTATCCATGCATTCTCAAGTTTCGAAAGAACCACTTGAGGCCGCTGGGTTCATGAAGACTATGAAGAAAATTGGAAAGGGGGTTAGCAAAGTATACAAAGTAGTTAAGCCGTTTGCAAAGGCAGCATATGGCATAGGGAAATCATTCTTACCAGATCCAGTTAACGAGGTGGTCGACGCATTGAGTAATCTGCAGTCAACTACGTTTGGATCTGGTTCTACCATCGTAAATTCACTTGATTCCTACACCTACCCTGCAGTCACAGCAGAGACAGACGGAGTCCATTATTACGCCACATTACCAATAGTCACTAACGGGGTGCAAGATAGGGAAGTTTCAAACGCTTTCCGTTATAGCACTCTTGGATTTGTGTCTAGCGAGGTTAAAGGCAGAAGTGGAACCCTAGCTCTCGTCTTGGCGAAAATCAATGAACTCGGAATTCCTACAAGACCCGGGCACTACTCCGGCGAAGTTTCCAATGTAAGACTTTGGAAATCAAAAGGAGATACTGAGATTTCATTTGACATTTACCCTGTTGACAGCGAAAGTGACAAGATCAAGGATTCACTAACAACATCCGCAAACTTGACTGGTTTGTTCCCCCAAGGTTGGTACACTCAAGGTGCCTTCCACGAATTTGACCCCCGGGACATTTTTGTAGAAGGCCTCTGCAAGGTGACAACCATCGACCCTCCCCAGGGTTACCCTGGTAAAGGAATAAACATTCAAGTTAAAACAAACAGAAACGACTCTTAAGTGAGTTATCAGCAATGATTCAAATTGTAACCTATAAAACCAAGGCGTTTTATTCTACTACATAGAAGTTTTCATGAGGTGCGATACCTCCACAAATTGTGTGCGCCAGCATAGGTGGCACTGAAACCCTAAAAAAG